TCATTGTCTTTCTCCTGTCTTATTCAGAAGGTGATTTTCTCTCCCCTCTGTACTCTTTTGCGTATCTCATCACGCTGTTCTTTTGACAGGTTCTTTGGATTAACTGTGAGGGATCCGTTAGGTGCACCGCTCTGTAGTCCTGCCTCTCTCGGTCTGTTTGCCCCTGCTCGGATGGAGCTGGATATCTGCTCCGCTGTTCTCTGAACTGCATACTGCATTGCTCCACGTTCGATCTCGTCCTTGTGCAGTGCATAGAAGGCATTCTCCATCGGTATCCCTAATCCGCCCTTGGAAGTAGGAATGACCATCTTAAGGAACTCCTCGTTCTGCATTTCGACGTCAAGGTCAAAGCTCGGATACTTCTGTTTCAGTGCATCTCCCTGCTTTACGAGATTCGCAAACACCTGACGCTGTTCGATCTCCTCAGCTCGTTCCTGCTCTTGCTTTTCTAACTGCTTGTTCCTCTGCTCTGTCTGATAAACTCTCTTTGCCTGATCCTCACTGAGCCCCATCTCCATTGCGATGTCCTCGTAAAAACGGTTATCATCCATTGCCTTCTGCAAAAACATATCTACGTCCATCTTGCGGATGTCGTCTATGTCCATGCCATAGTTCTTGCCTAAAAGCTGTATAGCAGGTCCTAACCTGTCAATCATGTCGGTATCTCTCTTGCTCTTTGCCAGGCGTTTCTTAAGGATACCTTCAACTCGCTGGTTGAAATCGTCCTTGTACTTGCCATTTATTAAGCTGTCGAAAGATTCCTGGTCAACAGTGGCGTCCTGTTCAATGCTCTCTACCGGAGCCGCCCCATCCTGCACAGTGGCGACCTGTGCCTGTTCTCCGCCCATGCTTTCCTCAGCAAATAGCTGAAGGTCAAATAAGTTTAGTGCCATATAGGCTCCTTTGAAAAAACTGTGGTAGGTCACGACCCTTTATATAATTCCACTATAGGAAACACCGTCTGCGGTTTTCTCCCCTATTTTGGAAATTTCTGAAACGATATGTCCTTTTCCTGTTTTGCGAGTGCCTGGAGGACACCTGTGAACGCTGACCATATCTTCCGTTCATCGTCCGTTGGTGATTCTACTCTGAGAACACCGTTGCCTCCGACACCTGCATACATTGCTCTGTCACCATAGTTATATGCAAGGCCCTGGAACAGAGCTGACACTGCTGCACACACTATGCTCTCTCCATGTCCTATAACTGAGAGGAACAGCTCGTTCTCGTTTACCTTCTCTTTGATCTCTATCATTGTGGCTGTACCGTTTCCTGCGTCCTCTGTCTTGCTTTCTGCAGCACGCCTGACTCTGCCTGTTCTCCGTTTGCTGACATTGCGTCGCCTTCAGGAACCTGGACTTCCTCTGACGGACTTCCCATCGGTCCTGCCATCTGTCCGTTGATGTTTGCCGCAAGGCCTTCTGCGAGTGCCGGTTCGTACTTTGACGCTAACATTAGTGCCATCTGCTGATACTGAGCAAGGAGCTGAGCCATCGTTCCGTTCTGAGCAACCTTCTGCATGATCTGTTCTTTACCGTCAAAGTCCATGATCTCTAACGTCATGAGGGCCTGGTCCGTAAGCTGAGGATTGAAGAATCCGAGCTGGAAGAACTGAAGTGCAAGCTCGTTCTGGCTCATCTTGGTATATGCATTTGCCTTCTGAGCAGATACCTTGATATCGAACACCGGAAGGCGGTATCCCATATCGACACCAAACTCCATACCATAGTTCTGAGGCACCAGTCCTCTGTTGTCGTATGAGATGAAGTCCTCCTGTCCCATCTGTCCTGTGATACGGAACTTACGAGGAACGTCGTAGAACTGTCGGATCCTCTCTATCACCATGCTTATCAGCCTTGCATACGCTCTGTAGGCTGACTGTGAGCTGTCTTTCGAGGAACGTCCTGCTGCCTCTTGCAATGCTGCGATAGCACTTGCTGCGGTCACTCCTGAGATTCCTGCACCGTTCTGTATGTCCTGATTGCCTGACGTCATCTTAAGTTCGTCAATCTTGTTAACGAGTACATTCAGATAGTTCCCATTGAGCTGCGTTGTCTGTATCGGCTGGATACTGTCTTGTCCCAGGTTCCCGTCGGTATGCACGAACGGTCTTGTCCAGTCCCTGAACTCATCCTCGTTTATCGAGCTGTCGCTCCTGACAAAGTACCTCGGCGTCACCGCCTGCACAGCATTTGTGGTAATTGCCATGTTGAGCTGGTCTATGACTTCCTGAGGAGCCTTGCCTATGTCGATGTATCCATAGCCACATATGGACCCTTCAACCGGGAACAGCCTGTCTAACACGAACGGATAGTCACCGTCGTCATACAGTCCTCTGACAGCCATCTCAGGATCGTTCTGTGTTGCAAAGAGCACCTGTTCTCCGACGTACTTGACATAATGCAGCGTTTTCTTCGGTCCGTCCCATTTGCGATAGTACCAGTCAATGACTAAGCTCTTGTTAGTTTTGTCTATCGAGTCATCGTATATGTACTCAGATACTGTAAGCAGCTTGTTTGCCTGTACGTCCTTCAGCTCAGGATACATTTGCTTTAATATCTCATCGTCAACGAGTTGTGTCACGAACACATTCGAGCTGTCTTGTATATCCTGTATACCAGGTTCCCAAAACATATTGAGGATGGACACTTTCCGTATGCTGATATCACCTAAGCCATTCAGCTTATCTCTATCCCAAAAGCAGCCGAACACTCCGGTCCCTTCTATCATCTTCTGCCAGGAGATCTCGGAATACACTTCCTCAAAGTCATTCTGCTCCAGTACAAGAGGAATTATCGAGCTGAGAGCTTGTGCCTCAGCTCTGTCGCCCTCTTCTCTCGGCAGACAGTTGAACGTAGGATATGCCGCCATTGCGTCAGCGTGCTTACCTAACACGACGTTCCACAACCATGCTGAAGGAGCATTGATAGATCCAGGCTGTCCCTTTGGGATCTCGACTGTGTTGTTTCTTAACTTCCACCATTGCTGGTCTGCTATGATCCTCTTCTCAAGGTTTGCTTTTCCTGCCTTGTACTTCTTCAGGATCTCTGTTGCTTTGTTAACCTGCTGTTTGCCTATCTTTTCATTCGGTAAGCTCTGCTGCTCAGGTACTCTCTCGCCTGGTATATCCATCTTGTTATCCTCCAAACTGATTCAGTGGGTCGCCCCATATCGGTTCTTTTTCCTCGTGCTTTATAGGTTTAATCGGTCTTGACATACACATATATCTCCATTCGTCCGCTACATGGTCCTCGCCTTCGGTGTCAAGGTCCTCGACTTTGTGGTCATCGTATTCCAGGAGCGGTATCGTCCTGATGAACGCCTTGCAGGTATCGAACACATACATTCTTGGATACCCTTCCTCGTCAAATTGCAGACGGTAATGGCATTGCATCCAGCCTGGGATACGAGCATTGTCGCCCGGTGTGAAGTATATTCCTTCCTTCGCAGCCATCTCCGCTATGGACGGTCCTCTTGACTGGTCCCATATAGATGGGTCTGCTACTCCCTTGATATCCTTGCCTTTGAGCCAGGGATGTTCCTGCTCTATGCGATACATTTCAGCAAACTGCTTTGAAGGACTCCATTTGACTCCCTCGTTCGGCTGGCCTTGTATGCACCCATATAGCTCAAGGATCCTGTATATCACTCCGTCATAGTCCACCGCCCACCATGCACAAGAGAACGGTTTACCATAGCCAAAGTCATATGACCGCATGATAGTCCAGTTCTTCTGCTGTCCTCTCGTCATGTCGAAAGGCTTTATCACATGACAGAAACGTCGCTGTTCCCTTGCCTGCTCTGGTGTTATCCCTGCCTGTCTGCAAAGCTCGACGTCAGGCGTTTCTCTGAAGTCCTCGAAGTATTGCCCCTCGTATACGTCCCACTTGCCATAGAGCCATGCGTCCCTGATCTTAGGCGGTAACGTTTCCAGCTCATTGTAGTATTCAGGCTGCAGCTCCATAAGGACCTTGTTGTCGGTCACGAGAGCCTGCGTGAATGAATAGTTCTCCGGGTTTTCCTTGTCCTCGTACTTCCTATCAATGAACAGACGTTTGATGTATCCATGCCCTATGCCGCCTGGGTTACAGGTGTAGTATGTCCGCTTAGGGTATCCGTTCGGTTGACGTACAGCAAGGTTGATCTTGCGTAT